ACTGGGTTTACTCTTGAAGATATAAATAAGCTCACAGCAGACGAGTTATTAAATTTTGCTAGTGATAATATAGAAGAAGATGTGCTTGAGGATTCAGTAACTAATTTTGCGCCTAGCAATGTAAAGCTAGTGCAACTATTTTATAATACTGATACAGAGCTTTTATTTAGAGAAATGTGTACAATAATACAGGAACATTATAAATTAGATAATTTATCTGATGTAGTTTATAAGGTAATAGAAGATGAATATAAAGCTATTAAAAGTAAAAGCGCAAACTGATTATAAATCCTTTTCTAAAAGGTCAGGAACCTTTGTAAAAGAAAACGATATACATACTATAATAAATTATAATTGTGATGCTTATGACGAGCAGGGCGAACCTTTATTTTTTTTTAGAAAAAATGTAATTCCTGCTAACTTATGTAAAACTGCATACTATGCCTTGCGAACAGCAGCTACAGGAACAAATAACAGGGGAGACGCAGCTGGGTTTCATCACCCACTAGAAAATACAACTATCAAAGGGCAGCGACTTGAAAGTGGTAAACCTCAAAAAAGATTTACAGTAGTTAAAAAAGATGGAACACTAGATAGTGTAGCAAGAGCGCAACACGTTAAGAGTGGTATCATAGGTTACTTTGATAGAAATGTAAGATTTCCATATTGTAGACAAACTGCATGGACAGAAAAAAATTTTCCGAATTATATCAAAAGTAAAAAATATATACAAGCTATTTCTGAACAATTTAAAAAAGCATCACCTGATAGGTTTAAAGCGCAAAAAAAAGCTATAGATAGAACACATAAAGATTTTAAAATAGAAAATACAGTGTTTACCACAGTAACAGTAAATAAAAATTTTAGGACTGCTATACATGTAGATGCTGGAGATTATGAAAAAGGATTAGGTAACATAGCAGTATTACAAGCTGGTGAATATACTGGAGGTGAAACTTGTTTACCAAGATATGGTATAGGCTTTGATGTAAGAAATACTGACGTTTGTTTTTTTAATGTTCACGAATGGCATGGTAATTTACCTATTGTTGCAAAAAAACCATACGAAAGAATAAGTTTAGTTTGTTATTTTAGAAAAAATATGGATAAATGTGGCAGCAGTGAAGAAGAATTAAATATAGTAAAAAACAGAAAAGATTTTAAAGGCTTAAATGTATAAATTAATAATACCAACATATAAAAGAGCTGAGACATTAAAAAATAAAACAATGGCTTACTTAAAAAAAACAAATATTAATCCTAAAAATATTTTCATTTATGTTGCAAATAAAGAAGAAAAAGAAACTTATGAAAATACTATAGATAAAAATTCTTATGCTGAAATAATAATAGGTAAGAGAGGATTGCCTCAACAAAGAAACTTTATACAAAAAACACATAAAATAGGTCAAAATTTATTTATGTTAGATGATGATTTGAAATCTATTAAAATGAAAGTAAATGATAAAGTATTAACGGAAATAAATGATTTAGATAATTTTATAAATTTTGCTTTTGATATTTGTAATAAAAACAAAACAAGATATTTTGGTACATACCCAGTTGATAATCCTTACTTTATGAAAAATATGATAACTTTTGATTTGAGATACATAGTTGCAAATATAAGTGGAACTGTTAATAATCACGATATATTAAGAGACGAGGGCGAAGAGTGTAAAGCACGAAAAGATTTTACAGCAGGAAAAGAAAGTCACGAAATGACAATCAAATATTTTTTAGCAGATAAAAGTATAGCGAGATTTAATTACATAGCACCAACTAGCACTTATTGGGGAGGAGAAGGAGGTCATCAGGTTTCAAGAAATATAAAAGGTGAAAAAGAAGCTACAGAATGGTTATATAAAAAATATCCTCAATATTTTAAAATGGTTATAAGAAAAAACGGAATGTGGGATTTAACAATAAAAAGGAAAAAAAATGAAAGAAGCAGGTAGACCATTTTTTGAACCAACACCTGAAATGGAAAGGATATGTTCATTAGGTGTTGCTTTTGGCTTAACACATGAGCAAATAGCAAAATTAGTGGGATGTAGTCCTAAAACATTACGCAAACATTTTCAAAATGCTTTAGAAACTGGTAAAGAAAAGTTAACTATGGCAATAGGAAGCCAACTATATAAAAAAGCTATGAAAGGCGATACGATCTCAGCAATATTTTTAGCAAAAACTAAAGCTGGTTTTACAGAAAAAGTAGAACACGAAGGATTACCAAACAACATTTCAGTAAGTTTCAATTTAGAGCCAGAAAAAAAAATAGTTGACGCAGAAATAATTAAAGATAAGATTACTCAAAAAAAGGAGTGATATGGTAAAAAGAGGATTATATTCTAATATCAACGCAAAACGAAAACGCATAGCAGCAGGTTCTGGTGAAAAAATGCGTAAAGTAGGAAGCGAAGGCGCACCAGCTAAAGGCATTTTCAAAAAAATAAAATTAACTCAAAAAAGAAAAAAAAATAAAAAAGGAAAAGTATAATGGCATATAATTATGGTAATAGTAAAAAAATGACTAAGAAAAAAACTAATAAAAAAGTTTCGAATAAAAAAAGTAATAAAAAAAAGAGTAAAGCATAATGAAAGGTGTAAAACATTATAAAAAAGATGGTTCTTTGTTTAAAGGCAATACTCATAAAATGCCTAATGGCGATTTACACTCTGGTAAAACACATGGCAAAACAAGTGTAAAATTATTTCACTTTAGTGGTTTATCAAAAAAGGCAAAGGCAAAAGCTAAAAACACATGAGTATAGACTATAGAGGTGTGAAGTTAGATGGTGTTAATAAACCTAAACGCACACCTAATCACCCAACAAAATCTCATGTAGTATTAGCATCAGAAAATGGTAAAAAAAAACTTATACGTTTTGGGCAACAAGGAGTATCTGGTGATAAAAAAAATACACCTCGCTCCAAATCATTTAAAGCACGACACGCAAAAAATATAGCAAAAGGAAAAATGAGTGCAGCTTTTTGGGCTAATAAAGTAAAGTGGTAATATGCATATAACTATTCCATATACACCAAGACCACAACAAGCAGACTTACATAAAAATAATAAACGATTTAAAATTTGTGTATCACATAGACGTTGGGGTAAATCTGTTTATGCTATAACAGAAATATTACGTAAAGCATTAGAAATAAAAACAGAAAGAAAAGATGGTAGATATGCATACATTGCTCCGTACTACCGACAGGCAAAAGCTGTAGCTTGGGATTATTTAATGTATTATACAAAAGATATTCCCGGAACAAAAATAAACCAATCTGAACTACGAGTAGATTTAATAAATGGAAGTCGTATACGATTGTATGGTGCAGGAGATGACCCTGATGCTCTAAGAGGAATATTCTTAGATGGTTGTGTTTTAGATGAATATGCAGATATGTCTCCTAGAATGTGGAGTGAAGTAATACGACCTGCCTTAACCGATAGAAAAGGTTGGGCAATATTTATTGGTACACCAAAAGGTAGAAATCAATTTTGGCAACTATACGAAGATGCGAAAGATGATAGCGAATGGCATAGAGCTATTTATCGTGCTAGTGAAACAGGTGTAGTAGACCCAGAAGAATTACAAGCAGCAAAAAAACAAATGGGTGAAGATGAGTTCATGCAAGAATTTGAGTGTTCATGGGCAGCAGCTATTAAAGGTTCGTATTATGGTAATTTAATTATAGAAGCAGAACAAGAAGGAAGAATTACAAAAGTAGAAAAAGACCCTAGCTTACCTGTTCATGTAGCATGGGATTTAGGAATATCTGATAGTTGTGCTTTATGGTTTTTCCAAGTTACTATGGGAGAAGTAAGAGTTTTTGATTATTATGAATGCGCTGGTGTAGGTTTAGACCATTATGTAAAAGTAATGGATGAGATGCAAATAGAATACTGGGGCGACGATTATTTACCACATGATGCTAAAGTACGAGAACTAGGTACAGGTAGAACTAGAGCAGAAACTTTAATAAATATGGGCAGGCGCCCACGTATAGTTCCTAGTCATAAAGTTGATGATGGAATAAATGCTGTACGATTATTGTTGCCAAATTGTTATTTTGATGTTAAGAGATGTGAAAATGGTATTAATGCTTTGAGAAATTACCAAAGAGAATGGGACGATACTAAAAGAGTTTTTAGAAGAAACCCTTTACACAACTGGGCATCACATGGTAGTGATAGTTTTAGGTATTTAGCTATGTCTTATAAAAATATAAAACCAAAAGAAAAAGAACCAGATATTATGAAAGAATTACTGCGTACTCCAACACTAGATGAAATGATGGATATACACGATAGAGAACAACTTAGAAAACCAGAAAAAAGGATATAATATGGCATACGGAATGATGACAAAAGAAGAAATGTTAGCAAAAGAATTAAAAAAACAACCTAATACGCAAATGTCTGGTAACGCATCTGCTCCTATGATGAATTTAGGTCAATTACTAGAAATAATACCAGCAGAACAAGTAGAAGGATATATAGGAAGTTTAATAAGAAGTAAAAATGAATCACAAAAAATTCAAGGATTGATGTTAATGAGAGAATTTCAAGAAGTAGGGAAAGAAATATTTTAGGTAAAACAAATGGCAGAAACTAGAAAAGAAATGGAAGTAGTGCAAGGTACTGCACAATACTGGCAAATGGAATTAGAAAGTGCCGACCAAACTGAAAAGGATTGGAGAGACAGAGGTAGAGCTGTTGTAGCACGATATAGAGATGAAAGAAGTGCAGATAGCTTTGGTGCAGGTTTATATAAGCAGTTTAATATCCTATGGTCTAACACAGAAACCATGAAAGGTGCATTATTTGCTCGTATGCCTAAAGCAGATGTACGCAGAAGATACAATGACAACAACCCTATTACTAGACAAACAGCTATTGTATTAGAAAGAGCATTACAATACGGAAATGAGGTATATTCAGCAGATAAACCAATTAGAGCAGCATTAGAAGATTATTTACTGCCGGGCAGAGGTGTAATATGGGTAGTTTATGAACCTATTTTTGTAAAAGAAACTATACAAGTAGAATCCTTAGATGAATTTGGTAATATGATAATGATTGACCAAGAAGAAGAAAGGATTGCAGATCAAAGATGTTATTTTGAGTATGTAAATTGGGAAGATTACAGAGAAAGTCCTGCAAAAAGACCAGAAGATGTATATTGGAAAGCAAGAAGGCACTTACTTACAAGAGATGAGTTAATAGAAAAAGGCTTTAAAAATGCCTCAAATATACCTTTAAATTGGTCTCCAGAACCATCAGAAGGCTATTCTGAAGAGTATTCTGAGGTATTTTCTAGGGCGGAAGTATGGGAAATATGGGATAAATACAAAGAAAAACGATATTTTGTATCAAAAGGTTATAATGAAATACTAGCAGAAGATGATGACCCTTACGGATTAGAAAAATTTTTTCCTACTCCTGATGCTTTAGTAGCAATACGAACTAATGAAACCAGTGTTCCTATACCTGAGTTTACATTATATCAAGACCAAGCTGATGAATTAGATAGAATTACAACTAGAATAAGTAATTTAATAGAAGGATTAAAAAGAAGGGGTATTTATGATGCTTCTGTACCAGAGTTATCACATTTAGCAGACGCAGGAGATAATGATTTTGTGCCATCAGAGAATTTTGCACAATTAGCATCAAAAGGTGGGTTGGGTGCAGTATTTCAACAAGAAGATATAGCTCCTATTGCACAAGTATTACAAGGTTTATATCAACAAAGAAATCAAGTTTTAGATACTATATACCAAATAACAGGTATATCAGACCTTATAAGAGGGTCTACAAAAGCTAGTGAAACTGCTACAGCACAGCAATTAAAAGCACAATTTGGCAGCATGCGTATGCGTAAAAAACAAAATGAAATTGCTGAATACGTAAGAGATTTATTTAGAATAAAAGCAGAATTAA